GAAAAAGTCTAACAGTTCCCGTCCCGTTCTGCCCAAGTGGCCCGTAAGTCATTGAAAAGATTGGTGGGTGATGTTGGGTTCGAACCAACGACCCGCTGATTAAGAGTGGGCCAAAGTAAGCTGATGCAAGCCGCAGCGGTCCGCAACACACCGCAAAACCCCTTGTAATTCCTGCGGGTTACGAGGCGACTTCCGAAGCGAGCCGCAGCGGGCCGCCGCTGGACTCTTGCCCGGAAGGTCCGCTACGGGTCCGCAATGCGACACACTTATTATTTTTTCGGGCCGTGCAAATGGCCAAACTAACCGAGCGAGCCATCGCCGCTCTGGACTGTCCGCCCGACAGAAAAGATCGTCTCGTCTTCGACGATGCTCTTCCGGGACTTGCGGTCCGCGTGGCAAACAATGGCCACAAAGCCTTTCTCGCGCAATATACAATTCAGGGGACGCGGCGGCGCGTGCCGCTCGGCCGCTGGGGGGCGATCACCCTCGAGCAAGCGCGCCTGGCGGCCCGCAGCGTCATGGGCGACGTGGCCAAAGGGCTGGACCCGGCCAAGATGAACGCCGCCGCGCGGGCAAACGCCGCGGTGGCGGCCAAGGCCGAGAAGCTCACCCTCGAGGCGCTCATCAAGCAGTGGGAGACCCTGGCCCTCACCGTCCGGCGGGAGAGCTACCGCAACGAGGCACTGCGGGCGCTCAAGCTCGCCTATGCCGGGCACCTGAAGCAGCCGGCGGGTCTGCTGACGCGCGACGATGCCCTGCGGCCGCTGGACAAGCTGGTGAAGGCGGGCAAGGGCGCCATCGCCGGCCGCACCCTGGCCTATGGCCGGGCCTGCTACCGCTGGGCGTTGCGGCGCGGGATGGTCGCCGCCAGTCCGTTCGACGGCCTGCCCATCGCGGCCGGTACAGTCTCCCGCGACCGGGTGCTGACCGATGACGAAGTGGCGACGATCTGGCGCCACGCGGGCGAGCTGGGCGAGCCCTTTGCCGCGCTGGTCCAGCTCCTGCTGCTGACGGCGCAGCGCCGGGAGGAAGTCGGCGGCATGCGCTGGTCCGAGCTGTCGGACGATCGCACCACCTGGACGATCCCGAAGGAGCGGGCGAAGAACGGCCGCGCCCATCTCGTTCACCTGGCGCCGGCCGCCCGGGCGATCCTGGCCACCGTGCCACGCCTGGCGAAGTCCGACCTGGTGTTCACCACCACCGGCAAGACCGCGGTGTCCGGCTTCGGCCACGCGAAGGCTCGGCTCGACGCGGCGATCGCCAAGCAGCGCGGCGGAGAGGATGAGCCGCGTCCCCTACCGGGCTGGCGGCTGCACGATTTCCGCAGGACCGCGGTGACCTGGATGGCGGAGCATGGGGTGGCCCCTCACGTGGCGGACCGGCTGCTGAACCACGTCACGGGCACGATCAGCGGGGTGGCGGCCGTCTACCAGCGCGGGGAGTTCCTGGCCGAGCGGAAAGCCGCACTGGAGGCTTGGGCGGCGTTCGTGGCGGGGGTAACCGGCCGCCGCGGCCTTGAAAGCGGCGCACGGTAGTGCGAAAATGAAGGGCATGAAGATGCCCCGACCGACTCCTGAGCGTTCGCGTCACGTTGCGGTATCGACACTGACCGAAATCCCACGGCCGAAGGGTGCCCCGACGGCTCGTGAATGGACGAAGCTGATGCGGTCCATGGACGTCAAGTTAGACCGGGTTGCGAAAGAAACAGACGCTCTCCTGGCGCATCAGGCCCGCAAGCGCGCCTGAATGGCGTGGCTGCCGTCGCCGAGACTGCTGTGGGACCTGGCCAAGAAGGTTGACAGCCTGTTGGCGCTCGAAGCCAAGCAGTCGGCTGCCATGTCGGCCATGCAGGCTCAACTCGACGAGCTTTATCAGCGTATGAACCACCTTGAGGCCCGCGAAGAGATCGTCTTGGCAAAGGCTGAGGGCGCATCCAGAGCTGCGGCGATGGCCTCGGCCACGGCCGCCGTTGCTGACATAGCGCGCCGCCTTGGTGCCCTCGAGGAGCGCGGCCGACTGGCCGGTGGCGGCACCCACCGATTGACGGAAACGTAGCGCCGCCGGTTAGGTGAGGGCAGCACGCGAATTCCGTGCAAAGCGCCTGCCGCCTGAAGGGGTGGTGTTTCACCACCCCCTTCAGTGTTTGAAGAAAGGCGTTGGCTGCCGGCGCGGCCAACCCACCGAAGGCATCACCTTGACGGTGATGCCTCGCGCCGACGGCATGTTAAGGGGGTATCGACTCGATACCGCCTTCTCGTCGGGTTGCAGTAGACACGTTCCTTCCGAGCGGAAGGCCGCGCTGGAGGCACGGGCGGCGTTCGTGCTCGCTCGTGCTGGTGCGGCGCTTTACCAAGCGAAGGTATGGCCCGGATGACCATACCTTCGCCAGAGTCGGATCAAGGGCCTCGGTAGTATCAATCCCCCGGGGTGCACCATACGGTACACCCCTACGCCGGGCGGCATAGGGCGAATTGCTGGCGCAGGTCGCGCAAGCCGCCAAGTCAGAGCCTGGACCCGAGCGTCCGCGATACCCTCGATAGTGTCGAGGGTATGCTTGCTCGTTATAGCAAGAGCATCTTCATGGTGAAGGCTGCTCAACCCGGTTGTTACTTTGTGTGTAGAGCAAAGAATACCTCCGGACGCCGCAAATTTTGCGTCTTTTCGAAATATTCTAGATCAAGGAACAGTTCATTCGTATCATCATTCACAGCCATATTTGCTTCAATGCAACTCTTTATCTCACTCGTCTGCCGTGGCAAAAACCCACCCTGATTTAGATTGAAGCATGCTGCCATTTTTTTGTTTCGATCGGTATTGTTCTGGTCTGACGCTCTTAGTTGGTCCATCAATTTATATTTCATATCCATTTCAACATAATCGTTAAATCGTCGAGTAGTGTTGCCGATTTGATCATCAGATAATCCGAGATCCTTCAGACGGTTCACTACCGTGGCCCGAGCATCGAATCTTTCTTTTTGAGAGCTACCCCCAAGGCGCCCTGACTCCTGTACACTGGTGAGTGCTATACCAGAGAGATCGGCGGCAAGATTTTGCACTTGTTCAATGGTTGCTCTTGCCCGACTTACCTCTTCCCGCATTTGTGCACGTAAGGGGCCGAACACGAACGATTGGACATTCGAAAGGACAACAAAGACTATCGCAAGCGCACATATAGCGCCAAATGTTCCAACGACAGGGGCAGAATAGCCCTTTAGAACTAGGACAAGGGGACCAACTATTAGAATTATAAGGCCGGTTCGGAGGAACCATTGCTGTTCAATGCCTTCAAGCATAGGTCGAATACCTCTACAAGCCGAAACTACCCGCTCACCGTGACGGTGATGCCAGGATCATCTCAAGCGCGTCTGATGACGACTGTCCCAGCCGATCGGGTCTGTAATGCCGGTGTCATGTTAAGGGGGTAGCCTCTCGATACCCCCTTCTCAGTGGAGCAGGCCGACGTAGTGCAGGATATCGATCGTAGGCGCCCCTAGGACGAAGAGAAGGACGGCAGCAAAGACCGACCAACCCCCGTAGATGGCGAGCACTCTGGCCATATACGCTGGTGTCGGCCACCGTGGACGAGGCCGCACGACTAGGCGGCCTTCATCGTGACGATACTCGACACGTCGACGTTGCGTTCCGCGTGCCACAAGTCGCGCTCCTGTTGCATTCGCAGCCAGATACCTGCGCCATCGCCGCAAAGCTTGCCGATGCGGACGGCCATCTCCGGCGTCACGGCGGCCTTCTCGGCCAGGATGGCGTGCAGAGTCTGGCGGGACACACCAAGCGCCCTCGCCGCGTCGGTGACAGACAGGCGCAGCGAGGGAAGAACGTCCTCGCGCAGCAACGCGCCGGGATGGGTCGGGGAGCGGTCTCGGTCGCGTATGGCGGGGATGTCAGTCATGGTTCCGGGTCCTCTCTAAATGTAGTCTTCAGGGTCGAAAGGATGCCCAGTGGCATCCTCCAGGAACCGTCCAGACATCGCAGCCGAGCTCTCATAGCCTGCGTCCCCAAGGCGGGCGCGTAGCAGCTTGAGCATGTCGGAGCGGTCACTCAGGGGGCGATGTTCCGGCGCCAGCCCGGCAATGAAGTGCGCCGCGTAGAGCAGCGCCTTGTTGATGATGTAATCATCCCGGCCCGTCACGTTCAGGTCGTTCACTGCCGTTCTCCTAAACAAAAACCCCCGCCGAGACGCACCCGGCGGGGCCGGCGTTAACTCGATCCCTGCCAGCACAACCACCTGATTGCCTGGGCTGGGTCATGCGGCCGACGCCCGCAGCCGAACGCCCGGGCCGCCGCCGTTCTGCTCGATGAACTCGACGCCGGCGGCTTTCGCTGCTCTTGGCGCCCGGCGGATCAGCTTGGCGAGGGCGGGCTCGGCGACCAAGGTGGATGCTTCCCCTGGACTGAACCACTCTCTCACCCGCTCCTCCCGCTCTGGCCAGTCGTCGAGCACGTCGTCCACCACCATCAGGAACACCTTGACCTTGAGCTCGGCCGCCATCCCGGAGGGCTGCAGCTTGAGGTAGCTGTAGGCGCCGATCTTGCGCTCCACGACGATGCGCCCGGTGATGCCGGCCTCCTCGAATGCCTCGACCACGGCCGCGTCGGCATGGCTGTGCCGTTTCATCGGCCAGCCGCCGATGCCAGTCTCCGCCGCCCGGATCGGCAGCACGCCATACTGCCACCGGCCCGTGCGAATGCTTTTCAAGGCGCGGGCGGGCGCAGGCGCACGCCTGGTGCATCCCCGTTGGTGAATTCGACGCCGGCCGCCTCAAGGGCGGCACGGATCGCGGCTACCGTTCGTGGTTGCGGCACTCGCCGGCCAACTTCGAAGTCGGCGATCGTCGCCACCGCTACACTGGAGTCCTTCGCGACCTGTTCACGCGTGAGGCGCAGCATGGCGCGGGCTCCAAGGCATTGTTCAGCGGAAATCACTAAAATCAGCTTTCAAAGTTGACGTTCTTCTGGTTCAGCGATTATAGCTGACTCTGGCGGCAACCGCCAAAATGAAACGGCCGAGCGGGCGCTCGAAACACCCGACTCGGCCTAACCGCAACCGCTTTCTAGGGGAAAGCAGGCCATGGCTGAACACGCCCATACCACACCCGCGCCGATCGCCAGAAGACGAGCCGCCCGCTCCGGCGGCGTGCTGGACAGAAGAAGCCACGGTTGCGGCCCTCGGAGGGCGCGGCCATGAGTGCCAGCGCGGTGCCAGCTCCGCTCGAGGCGCGCTATGTGCGCGCCCGCTATCCCGTCCAGGTCACGCTGCACCAGCCCGGCCTGACCGAAAACTCGCCCGGGCGGCAGATCACGGGGCAGTTGCTCGGCGAAATGCGCGCCCGTGGCACGCTGCACCACTACCGCGTGGCCGGTGACGACGGCGTGCTGTACTTCGCGCCACCGTCCTGGCTCGCCCCGCAGAGCCGCCTCGTTGTGGTGTGGGCTGGCCTGACGGTCCCGCAAAGCGTGCGGCCCGGCCGATGGGTCGCCACCATCAACGCCCTCGCGGAACAATGGGCGGCGTTACCGGACGACCATCCTATCCTCACGTGCCGCCGCGCGTGCGTGCCCGTGGCGCCCCCGCTGGCCGAGGCGCGACCGTCGGGGGACGCGCCATGAGCACCAGGCGCGACTTCCTGGCCCTTGGCGCGGGTGCGGTGGCCGCCGCGACTGTGCTGCCGATCGCCGCCGCCAGCGCGGCCGGGCATCCGGACGCCGAGCTGGTCCGGCTCGGTGAACGGCTCCGGGAGGCATGGGCGGCGGAGCAGGCGGCGCTTGCCAATTCGGAGCGTGATCAAACCCCGGAGGCTGATCGTCGATGGGAGCTGCTGGAACGCCGCAGCTCGGCCATTGTTGGGCAGATCGAACAGCAGCGCGCCACGACACTGGACGGTCTGCGGGTGAAGGAGCTGGCGCTGCGCTGGTGCAATGAGGGTGAGCCGCTGACCGCGGCACTCCTCGGCTTTGGCGCAAGCACGGATGGGCGGCTGATCCTGGGCATTTTTGGTGACTTGCTAGCGGCGGGTGGCGCGTGACCGTGTTATGCTGCGACTCGGCGCGGCTAGGTTTGGCCGCCGAACGTCCGTGTCCTCCGCATCGGACTGCCGCGCCGTCTACCCAGCGGACGTGCGCGGAGGCGCGATATGCGGTTCACGCCCGGCGCGCCGGGACAAGCTCCTGTGGTGGAATTCGACATTCGCAAGCCGGAAGCGGCGATAGCGATGTTCGCTGTCGCGACCTGGCCGGCCGATCCCAAGCGGCAGCGGTCCTGGCTGGCTGTCCACGAAGCCGCGGTCATCGAGATGTTGAAAAAGCCGCCCGATCACCTGCGAGCCGCCGACCTGGCCCGCTATCAGCTCGAGGCGCTCCAAACAGGGCGAGACCCGGAAGAGCTTGCGGAGGAGGGCCGGGCAACACTGAGCGCGCGAGCTTACCAACGGCTGGAGGCGGTTGGCGGTTATACCACGGTGATAGACTCGCCCGCTATGGAGGCGCTTGTGGAGGAGGTCGTGCAGGCGGCCGGCGCAGGGCCCGGCTTGGCAGGCAAGATACTGCTTACCTTGGCGTGCATGCAAGAACACCACGCCGATCTGCGGCCCTCGCTGAACCGCGCTTGGGCCGTCGTGGAGGCGTCGATGCAGCGGCGCAAAGACGGCAAGGTGGCCGGCGCGAACGAGCGAGCGCTGAAAGACGCCTGGCGAGATCACAAGGCAACAGCGCCTCTGTGGGCTGCCCTGCAGTTCCACTTACTTGTGGTTTCTGCGGTCCCGGGGCCAGCCGTAGCGCCAGGGGCGGCGTTCCTGGATCCCCAGCACCGCTACCTCGTGCTGGCCGCTGCAGCGTGGTTTCGAGAGTTCGCTATGTCATTCAAGGCCAATCGAGCGCTGAAACCGCTCATCTCCCCTACCGAGATGCTCGACCTGCGTGTGGAGGTCGACGCGGCCAAACCGCATCTCCTGCGCCTGCCGCCAGGGTCCTTAGAGGTGGCGCGCAATTACCACGCGAAGAACACCAAGCAGGGTTACTGACGACTAGTGCAGCCGGGACCGCACTAGTCCACTTGCTAGCGCACCAGTCGCTCGATCTGCCACGACGGCGCTGTTGGCGTCTCACTGCGAGCCGCAGCGATGCGAGGCTGATCTGATGGTTGACCTAGGGGATGATGCGCTGCTGACGCGGGCCGAGGTCTCAAAGCTGACCGGCCGCTCATCCCGCGCCCTCGAGTATGACGCCGCCGTCGGCCAGGGCATCCCATACGTCCGAATCGGCGAGCGGAACGTCCGGTATCGAGTCGGCGACGTGCGCGCCTACATTCGGAGTCGCACCTTCCCCCATCGAGCCGCCGAACTCGCCCGGCAGACTGGCGCCTGAGACCGCCCGGACCCGCCGGAGATGCTGGCATGAACCCCTTCATCGCCCATCGTGATTTCGAGCGCGGCCTGGACCGTCTGCACGCCGAAGCCGCGGGCGTGCTGACGATGACGATCGTGCGCGCCGATGAGGCATCGGACCTGTTGTTGCACGCCATGTGCGGAGACGCCCAAGCCTCCCTCTTGCTGCAGGCCGCATCCTGCTTGTCGGGGCGTATCGCCAAGGCGACCGTTGGGGACGCGGTGTTGTGCGGCTCGTGTCCACGGCCGTTGCGCCACGCGGGCTTTGCCCTGGCCGTGGTGGCCCCATCCTGCGACGATCCGACCCAGGTTCTCGCCTTCGGCATCTGCCCAAACTGCGCCAGCGAGAGCAGCGCCATCGGCGCCAAGGCGGTTGAAGCCCTCTCGCTGATCTGGCCCGGTTCCCGCGCCATCGTCGTCACGCATGCCGCAGGTGGTCAAGCGTGAACGCGCCTGCCGGCGCCGCGTCGCCTCGGGAGGCCGCGCAGCCCTATGCCAACCCGTTGCTCGCAGCGCGGCAGCCGCCGCAGAACGAACAGGCCGAGCAGGCGCTGCTGGGGGCGCTGCTGGCCAACAACAAGGCCATCACGCGGGTCGAGGAGTTTCTTCGGCCGGAGCATTTCTATGACCCGCTGAACGGCCGCATCTACGCGGCAATACTGGCGCGGATCGCCGCGGGTGGCCTGGCCGATGCTATCTCGATGCGGACGCAATTCGAGAACGATCCGACCTTCGCGGAACCCGGCGGCGGGGCGGTTTATTTGGGCCAGTTGCTGATGGCCATGGTCGGCGTGATCAATGCCGGCGAATACGGCCGCGCCGTGCGCGACACGTGGATGCGGCGCGAGCTGATCGACCTGTGCATGGGGACGATCGAGGGCTGCTTCAGCTCTGCCGCCGATGTGACGCCCGCGGGCCTGATGGAGGCGTTGGACGCCGGGCTGCTGCGGGTGCTGGAGGGGGCCGGCGACGAAAGCCCGGTGGTGGAATTCGGCGCGGCCATCGCACAGCAATTGGTCGAGACGCTAGCGGCTTCGCAACGGGACTCGCCGCTGGCGGGCCGGTCGACCGGCTATCCGGCGCTGGACCGCATGACCCTGGGACTGCAGGACGGCAAGCTGATCCTGCTGGCGGCGCGGCCGTCGATGGGCAAGACGGCACTCGGCCTGGGCATCGCGGTGCGGGCGGCCGAGGCGGGCGCGCGGACGCTGTTCTGGAGCGGCGAGATGTCGGCGGCGCAGCTCGGCGCGCGCGCGGCGGCGGCCCATGCCGGACTGTCCACCACCAGCGTGTTCAGCGGGCGCAAGTGGGAAGTGCCGGCGGACGCCTATGGCCGGCCGGAACGCCTCAGCGTCGTTGATTGGGATCGGCTGGCGGCGGCGGAGCGCGCGGCGTGCACCTTGCCGCTGGTGTTCGATACCCGGCCCGGCATCACGCCGCAGGCGCTGCGGGCGCGGGCGCGGCGGATGAAGCGGCGGCGCGGCGGCGGGCTCGACCTGATCGTGGCCGACTATGTGGGCCTGATGCGGCCGTCCGCCGCGACGGGGCGGGAGAAGCTTTACGAGAGCGTCACCAAGATATCGGCCGAGCTGATGGCGCTGAAGGCGGAATTGGGTGTGCCGGTGCTGGCGCTGGTGCAGCTCAACCGGCAGAACGAGGGGCGCGAGGACAAGACGCCCCAGTTGAACGACCTGCGGGACAGCGGCGCGCTGGAGCAGGATGCGGATGTGGTGATGATGCTGCACCGGCCGCATTACTACCTGAGCCGCGGCGGCGAGCCTGTGCGGCACGCCAAGGAAAGCGACGAGGTGTTTTACGCCCGCGCCGATGCTTACCAGTCGCAACTGCAATCCGAGAAGGGCCGCGCGATCGTCACTCTGCCGAAGAACCGGCAGGGCCCTACCGGCACGACGCGGCTACGGTTCGACGATGCCACCACCTGGTTTCGCGATGAGAGCGAGAAACGGGCGCCCGACGGGCGGCCTGACACGCCGGCGTGGTCGGGGCGGCTGCTGCGATGACTTTCAATCGAGGGGGAGACGACGATGGCCAAGGCCTGTGATTGCGCTGGGTTGCTGGAGATGGTGACCCGCGATCCGCGGCTACGCACGCTGCCAGCGGCGGCGCGGATGTTGTGGCTGGAGCTGGTGATGGCTATGCGCGTCGCTGGCGTTTCGGTGCTGCGGTTCGGTGCCGATGTTCCCGATACGAATGCGCTGGCGATGTTGGTCGCGATGTCGCCCGGCGAAGTGGCAGCGAATATCGAGCCGCTCGTGGGGCGTGGATTGCTGGTGCGGGAAGCAGACGGGGCATTGGGTTCGCCAATGCTGGCGGCTGCGGCGGCGCGGTCGGATATCAATCGTGCCAATGCTTTAGCAGGGGTGGAAAAGCGGCGGCGGCGGCGCTCACCGGACGAGCAGATGGAATTGCGGGTGATGTCCACGGTCGGCGGCACTGATGTCGCTGGCGCGATGGCCGGCGAAAGGGCAGCGAAACCGCGCGGTTCGCCGGATACAGCTATAGCTAAGCTAGACTCTAAGACAGTTAAGCTAGCTGTGGACGAGGCGGAGTTTCACAGCACGGGGCGGGCGGTGCTGGAGATCATGGGCGTCGACCCAGCGAAGTCGGTGGTGCATTACGGGATCGTGCGGCAGTGGCTGGCCGATGGTGCGTCGCCGGAGCTGATTCTGGACGTGGTGCGGCGGAAGATGCGGCCAGGGATCTCCAACCCCGGATACTTCGGTAAAGCGATAGCCGAGGCGCTGGCACGGCAGCCGATGGACTTGGACGTGCTGCCGGAAAGCAGCCGTCGGTGGACCGAGGCGGTGACCGATTGGATGCGCAATGGCTGCCAGGGCGAGAAGCCGGAGCCAGCCTTCTACCGGCCCGGCGGCAAATACGCCGCGGCGGCATAGCGCGAACACGGAACTTAGGACTTGCCATAATGCCGTCAGTCCATAGCCGCCAATCGCGAGAACGGCCGAAAGGGCGGCTTACGACACCGCGAGCGAGCAGCACAAAGACGAGCGGCTGCGGCGCTGGCGGCTGCAGGAACATGAAAAGTCACCGGTCGGGGAGATACCCTGCCAATCGGGCAGTCTCCAGACGTTCAATCGTCCCCTTAATGCCCTGCCTCGGAGGGGATAGGGGGTCAAAACAATATTCGACATCAAGGTGTGGACCGCACCCAGGGGTCGCGCGAGTGCCCGCAGGTTCCCGAAATCTTTTTTTTCGATTGAACCGCCTGTTTTCATCGCTTAATCCGATGGATTTTGCTCCGCGCCGCCGCCGAACCGGCGGGCATAACAGCCGCCATCACCGCCGCCTAAGCACGAGTGCCGGGAGCGCCGCAAAACATTCCTCCTTGGGTGAGCAAAGCCTCGCAGGCGGGTCGATCAGCGGTGCACCGTGAACGAAGCCGAGCAGCTCGAACGGATTTTTCGGAAGCTCGACCCTGCCGAGCAGCGGTTCCTAGCGCAGCAACTGCTATTAGGCGGGTCACGCTCCAGAATCCGGCGACGCGACCAACGAGACGAGGCTATCCGAGAGGCGCGGCATCTGCTTGGCGGCAACATAACGGCTGCCGGTCGAAAATTGGAGAGGCTGCTAGACCGCCATATCGCGAGAGCCGACAGCAATCGTGCGGCTATGGACGATCCGATCTCGGCGCTGGTGGAGCGCATCGCCCAACTGAATGAGAACCGATCACTTGGCTGGAGACAGTTGGTCAACATCTTTTCCGGCCACCGTACACCTCCGTCATATTGCAATAGTTTCGGCTAGAAATTGCACGGAGCCGCGTGCCATTCGTTGAACATGGAAAAGCCAACCATCTTCGCCAGCCTCGCTGGCCTACTCCGCAAGCCACGTCAGCCTGAGTCTAATCAGGAGCATCCTACGCGAGTGATCGATCAGCTCAGCGAGGAAGGCCGAGAGGTCGAGCTCGGCCTCGCACAAATCGAGGCCGGGCGGCTCGAAACTCAGGCGCAAATACAGGAATTTTCGCGGCGCCGAAGTGACCTTCTGCTCGTCGAAGGAACGGACCGAGAGATAGCGGCGCTCGACAAAGAGCTAGACCGCTTGCGTCTCTCTCTTGAGAGATTCGACGCGCTTGAGCCCGCTTTGCTCGACCGTGCGGCCGCCATTTCGGACGACACGAGGTCCGCTGTGCTGGATCGCTTCAGAGAGGTCTACATTGATGCCATCGTAAAATTCGCGGAATCAGCGCGCGTCTGCAGCGAGCGGCGCAATCTCCTTTCCGAGATCAGACAGGTTGTCGCTGACGCCGGCTTTGAAGGTTTGCTGGCACAATTTCCAATTCCGCCGGTTCAGCTTCCACTCCTGTTAGGGGAAATCAACCATTTCGAGAGCTCGGCTCTGAAGGTTCTGCACAGCATGCAGGCCAGTAACCCCAGCCGGCCCACGCTTTACCAAGTCAAGTTCAGCCGCGCTTCTGGCCCTTACCGAATGGGAGAAATTGCCGGTTTCCCGGCCGACCAGGCTGCCGCGTATGTGGGCTACGGCCATGCCGAGTTTGTCGACCGGAGGCAGGGCAACAAGGCAACAACAGAAATGGGGCACGCGCCATGATGCAACGGCATGCCATGCCGGCCGAGGCAGTGTCGGACGGTGGCCGGACGATCACCGTCACCGTGTCAACCGAAACGCTTGGTCGAGACGATATCTCGATGGTGTCCGCCGGCATCGATCTAACCGCCTACCGTACCAACCCGATCGTCTTGTGGCAGCACAACCCGGATCGACCGATCGCCCGGGCCGAGCATATCGGTGTCACGAACGGCAAGCTGGTGGCAAAGGTGCGGTTCGCTGACGCGGGCATAAGCGAGCAGGCTGATGAGATTTTCGGCCTGATAAAATGCGGGATCATCAACACGGCATCGACCGGAGTAGAAATCCGTCGGACCGAACCGATCAACCCGTCTGCCCCAAATGCTGGCATTCGGGTGCTGACCTGCGAGCTGCAGGAGTTCTCCTTCGTGTCGATCCCAGCAGTGCCTGACGCGCTGGTGACCGAACGCAGCAAACACCACCAGCTGAGAGGCCGCGGCACCAACGCGAGCGGACGCGCCATGATAGCGCACCGCAGGATGGCGACGCTCTATGCCGCGGAGCTGGCTCGGCACCAGGCAGAGCCTCGAGGCTGGATAGCAGGCGATCGGCAGGTCAGACAACGGATGGCCATGCTGTATGAAGCGGAGATCGGCGGCCGCCCGGCCAAATGACGATCCTGGGTATCTGCGTGTGTTCTCCGGACCGGGCCTTGGCGTGGGCTGATACCCAGACCTTCGTTAACGGTATGGCCGCCGGCCGCGTGCCGAAGCTCACAATCAACGCGACCGCCCGCATCATCGGTGCAGGCGCTGGCTGGGACTCCCTTATGGAGCGGGCCGATGCGGCGGTGATCCGAGCCATGAGCTTGGAAGAGGTCGTGGAAGGGCTGCCGGCAATGCTGAGGCACGCCAGTGCCTCGCTTGCCTCTAGCCGTCGGGATCCCGAGAGCTTCACTTCGAACGTCTTCGCCCTTGTCGGCTTTTCCATGCGCTGGTGCCGAATGGTAGGATATGTCTTCGATGCCCAGCAATATTTCGAGCCTCGGCGGGTTTCGAATTTCTGCACCCCCGTGTCACACGAGCTGGCCGCCATGTGTCCCGGTAGCATCGATGATATCTCGGGCATCGCGGTACAGCAGCTCGCCGATCTCAGCAGGAGCTACGACCGTCCGGTGGGCGGCCCGGTCACCGCGGCCATACTGACGCCGCAATCGGTTTCTGCGCGGATACTGCAGGAATGAGTGAGTATAGGCCCCTCGGGGCTGGCACCCCGGCAACCGGATCAGCCAACCGCCACGCCGACGGCGAGGTGGCCATCACGTGCAACGATCTCACTGTGTCCGGCTGGACGGAGATCGAGATAAGCGGGGGCCTGGACCGGGCGCCTGCGATCTTCAGCCTTGCGGTGACCGAACAGTCCCCCGGGGTATTGAAGCCCATCGCCATCAATCCCGGTGACCCTTGCACGGTCACCATCGGCGGAGACCTGGTGCTCACCGGATACGTGAACCGGGTCGATCGGAGCATCACAGCCGCCGGGCACGCCGTCCGCGTCTCAGGCCGCAGCCGGCTCCAAGACCTGGTCGACTGCCACGCGACGCCTGCAAGCCTTTCCATCAACAGCCAGTCGGTTGGCAGCGTGGCCCGCGAGCTGGTGGCTCCGTTTGTTGGCATCACGGTGCAATTGCCCGATGGTGACGGTCTGGGGCTCGACTACTCCACCGGCGTGAACTGGCAGGAGACTCCCTGGGAGATCATCACGGAGATTGCCACGTATGAGGGGCTTCTCGTACATGATGACGCTCACGGCGATCTGATCATCTGCAAGGTCGGCAGCACGAAGATGGCTTCCGGCTTCGCTGAAGGCGTCAACGTCCAGAGCGTGGATGCGACGGCGGCGGACGATATGCTGTTCAGCACCTACATTCCGGTCCTGAACGCGCAGGATAGCCTGGCGATGACCGGCCCGGGCGGAAATCGAGCCGGCAGCCCCGTGACCGATCCCCTGGTGAAGCGCTACCGACCTTACGTGGAGGTGAGCGATCAGCCCCGCCAAGGCCAGCAGCTCGCCCAGCAAAGGGCCGTCTGGGACGCGACGCGGCGCCGCGGGCGATCCCGGCAGATAGACCTCACCTGCGACAGTTGGCGGGATTCGGCCGGCACCCTGTGGACGCACAATGTGCTCGCACCGGTCGATATCCCCTCGGTCTATGTGTCTGGAGTGGAGTGGATCATCGCGAGTTGGACGTTCATCCGGAACGCACAAGCCGGCACCTTGGCGAAGCTGACGTTGATGTCGCCGGATGCCTTCAGCGTCGAGCCCACGTCCCTGACCAACTCAGCGTCCATGGTGGCGCAGCGGGAGCGCCAGATCGCAATTGGCGAGGCGAACACGTCCGGGCCCGGCTCGGCCCTGACGGCGCCGAACGCGGGTGCCAACGGAAACGTCCGCGCTGGCGAGGGGTATGGCCTCTGAAAGCGGACGCTCGGGGCGTAGGGGAGAAAGGAACCGGCGCGACCGGTCCGCAGTAGGTCCGCGTGGCAAGCGGCGCTCTATCAAATCGACTAAACCGGCCCATAAGTCATTGAAAAGATTGGTGGGTGATGTTGGGTTCGAACCAACGACCCGCTGATTAAGAGTGCATATAAAGCGCAATCTTATCAGGCTGTTGTGCAATCCTGCTGTCAGACTGGCCGCTTTTCCGTCCCGTTGACTGCCGCTTTCTAGCCTGCTGGTTTGACCACAATATACGGTGCGGCGTCCAGCAGCAGCTCGGCGGTCAGGGCGGACAGGGTCGGCGCGGTTGCCGCCTGCCCTGTGGCCGTCTTCGCGGCTTGGATGTACGGCGCGGCCTTGGCGGCGACGGCCGCGATCTTTGCTTGCACCGCCGGGTTGGCAGCCTCGGCCTGCTCGGCCGCCCCGAGTGCGGCCTGGTAGGCAGCGAGTGCGGCGCCGACGTCGGTTGCCGCGGTTGTCACCACCGCCGGCACCGGGGCAGTGACGGCAGCCGCGATGGTGCTCTGCGCCGGCTGACCGCCGCAGCTCGACAGGAACAGGGCCAGCAGCACCGTTGCCGCCACCATGGCTGCTTGGGCGAGAGACGGCGCCGGCGGCGCGGCCGCGGGCGCGATCGGCGTCACGGTCTGCCGCACCGCAACCACGGGAGTGTCCGGGTGCAGCATGCCGGCGATCGTGACCAGGTCCGCGCCCAGCGCCAGCGGGCTGGGCCCCAGACCTTTGCTGCCGATCACTCCCACCGCGTCCGTGGCGGCTTGAGCGGCGGCCTTCTGCACGTCGGTGCGGCCGGGCATGGCGATGGCGATCAGCGCCGCGGCGGCGCCGGGCACGGCCGCCTGCCAGGTCATCTGGTGCTGGTAGACGGCGGCCGCCTCGCCGGCGAGGCCTGCGATGCCGAGGATGGTGCTGGTCTGCTCGCACCAGGCGAGCACGGCTTTGACTGTCGTGTTCATGTGGATTGTCCCGTGTCAGGATTGAGGGTTCCGGCCGCGCTGGCCGCATTGAGGGCGTCGGTGACAGAATTGTCCGACGGGACCGGGGCCGGGTGCACCGCCCGCAATGCGGGGGCAGCAACGGCCTTGGCGGTTGGCAATGTCTTGGCGGGCGGCAGCGGGACGGCGTGAACCTCCCAGGTCACCACGCCGTTGCGCCAGGCCGCGGCATCCTTGCAGGCGGCCTGGTAGAGCGGCAGCAGTGGGGCCATGCCGAGCTGCCACACCTGCTCATAGGTCGGGTGCACGGGCGCGCCGAGCGCGATCCGGCGGCCAGCCTCGCGCCGCCGCAGCAGCCCCAAGGACGGGCCGCGCACGCCGTTCTGCGTGGCGATGCACCAGCCGGGATACTGGCCGAAGCCGCGATCGAACAACTGCGCCACCAGCATCTCGGTGATCACGTTGCCCGGCGCCAGCACGCCGTTGCCCTCGTTGTAGGTCAGCTCGATCAGCATCGCCGCCATGCTCTCGGTCAGCGGCACGCTGGCCGGGATCGCCTTCACGATCGCCGGGATGCGGATTGCCTTGACCTGCTGATCCAGCATCGCGTCGTCTTGTGCCTGGGTGACGTGGTCACCCGGCCGAACCGGGCTGCCGTCGGGCATGGTGGTCGAGCCGGTGGCGATCGTTTCCACGCCGCCGGCGTCGGGATAGGCAGTGAGCACGTCCTTTTCCACCAGCCGCAGCCAGGGCTTGATAATGGCTGGCACGCTGGTGCGGTCCCAAAGCATCGTCATCTCCCTGCGCGGTTGGACAGCAATTGGTCGACCTTGGTTTCCAGCCGGTCCATGCGGCTCTTGATCTCCGCCAGCAGCTCGCGGTCCCGCTGCTGCGTCTCGATGAACCGGCTGTCGGTGCGGGTTGAGTTATCCTTCTGCGCCTGGCGCACCTCGGTCAGCGTTTCCTGCGTGCGCGCCTCCAGCATCTGGCGCATCTCGGTTTCATGCCCCAGGTCGGCCTTCAGGTTGGCGAAGGCGAAGATCGCACTGCCCACGAAGATCATGATCTTGATCGCGTCGCCGAAAGACACGGTCCGAAACCAGTCGCCACTGAGCGGTGCCACGATGCGCCCTTTCTCCATTGTGAATTCGGCGCGTGGCGCCTTCGTGTTGTTGCCGTTGTTGTCGGTCACATCAGCCTCTCGGCCGTCAGATACAGGTTGTATTGCAGGGACCCGACAATGCCGGCGCTTTGAGTATCGAATTGGATCGAGCTGCCTGCGACGCACCACATGACCATGGTGCCCTGCATGGAGGACAGATGGGCACTGACGGCGTCCAGCGCGGTGCCCGGTGGGTTGTGGTAGACCGTGCCATCCGACCAGGCCAGGAACAGCGCGATATCGCCGGCGGTTACCGTGCCGCTGGGTATGTTCATGTAGTAGCTCACGCGGTAGAGGCAGTCCGCGTCGAC